TGCCTCTTCAAATTCTCTTGCAGCTCTACTTCCAAAAGCATATGCAAGATCACCTGTCCCTTGTGCTGCAGGTATTGCAATAGCTGTACCTAATTGTTTTGCTCCTTCTTTTGAAAATATTTCTCCAGGGCTTGATGCAAACTTACTAAATGTATCTCCTGCTCCTGATATAAAATCCGCTGCTTGAGCTATACCTTCTCTACCAATATTTTCTGCACCTTGTAAAAATCCTACTGGAGGACCATCAGGTGTTCCAAATCTAGCCATTGATTCTATAGGGGACATTCCTTCAGGAAGTCCTCCTTCAATACCACTTCTCATTTCTCCTGCTACACCTTCAGCACCTAAAGCTCCTGTTGCACCTGCTAACGCTGCAGATAATAAATTAATTTCTCCTTCAGGATCCATCACTCCTTGTGAACCTACGTTAGCTAACGATGAAAGTAAACCTCTTTGCAGCGCTGGATTATTTCTAAAAGGTAAACTTGCAATACCAGATCCAGGCAACATAAAAGGCACAGCTGCTGCTAAAAAAGGCAACGCCGGTCTTATTTCTCGTGGAATAATTTTACGCACTGTTTTTGCAGCGCTTTTAAACGGCTTACGTATTTCTTTAGGTATAAATTTCTTAAAAAATGACATAGTTTTCTAATTTACTTGTTTTTTGTTCAATCGTCAACGATCCTATAAGTTAGTTTTACCACCCAAAGCTCCTGGTCCTACTATAATATTAACACTTCTTGATACATCTTCTTTTGTAGTATCAGTTACTGGACTATTTACATCATCTTCTGCCTCTTTATCAGACAGATATTCTCTGCCTGTTTTAAGATGTTTTATAGTTACTTCTACTCTTGGTTTATAAACTTTAACTGTTTTTCCATCTATCTTTTGTTCTGAATATCCCTCTTCTTGCTCTACAAATGGCATTATCTATCCTCCCTGTTTATTTCTAATATAGATGCAATGACGTCTACTGCACCACTGGTTGCTTGTACTTTTAATATTTCACTTTCTAACATAATTAAAGGTTCACTTAATACTTGTTCTTTTTGACCTGATGTTAAACTAACATCATTATCAATTACAAAAGCTGTGCCAGATGCATTAGTTAATGTTACTTTAACAACCGCTGATCCAGCTGCATCCTCTACAACTAAAAGAGATTTAACAATAGCTCTTGAATTAGATGGTACTGTGTACAAAGTTGTAACATCTGTGTTTGTTAAACTTACTTTATCATTTTTATATATATTTGCCATTAACCTAATCCCAACCAAGTAAATCTTTCTTGGTCTTCTTTTTGTTGTGTCAAATATGTAGAGTTTAATTGTTCTATTAAAATAGACAGTGCTCTATTTATTTGTCTTTGGTTATCTTCACTATATTCTTTTTTTGGTTCTGGTAATCTTACTACTATTTTTGCCATTATCCTCTCCTTCCGTCTGGTTGTAGGTCCACTTGAAACGTACCAAATCTCCACGATTCACCGGCCCCTGTATTTTCTATTTTAATATTTGCATAACGTCCTCTAGCTCTAGTGTCCACTTTAGTTGTGTTAGATGTAATTGTAAAAGGACTTAAATTTGTAGCTGCACTATCATCAGCTGGAAAATCTTTTATTGATATCGTCACTTGGTTGTTACCTGTTAATACTTTAAAATTTGGTAGGAATCTTCGCATGGCTAAAAATATTTCACTTTGATCTTTTTGCAAAGAGAAACTAAAAGACTCAACAAAAGATGTTAAAGCTGTTGTGCTACCATCAGGGTTAATTTGATCTGTTCCTATTTCATGTTCAAATAACACAGTTTGACCTAAACCTGTTTCTCCTTGAATAACAGGAAATGTACCTGTGTTAGAACTATTAAATGCTGTTGCATATGGTTTTGGATATACCAAAGAATCAATCCAAGTTGTTCTAATTGAGTTTGTATTTACACCTGTATACCAATTACCCATTGCTAGATTAGCATTATCTTGTCCATAATTATAAACTACGTACCTATCATTAAATGTAGAATTAGCAGTTGGATACCACCAAATAACTTCTGTAAATAAATTATTTATACCCGCACAAATTTGTTGACCTTTTGTAGTATTAATATCGTCATAAACATAATCTTCAACAGAACAAGGTAATGTATTAACTGTGCCATCAAAAGAAAAGAATCCGTTGTTACCCATCCAATATGCAACACCATCAATTTCAATGGCTGCGTTTTTACCAATCAATCCACAGTTTGTGCCCACCTGTTCAAATCCAAATGTAAATGGTGCACCAACAAATTTCATTGCGTACAATGCATTATCAGTCCACACAAGAATATTTTCTTTTGCAACTAATGCACCCATAATTTTTGTACCGTCTTGCAATCTTTGTGTCCCTGCGGTGTTGGTTGCTTCTGGTGTGTAATTATTTATATCTTCATCAACAGAGAATCTTATTAACATATCATCTTGAGTTGATGGATTACCTATCGTTACTTCTGTTCCAAAATGAATTAAGTGACGTGTTGTTGGAGATATTAATGTAACTCTGGTTGCAGTTGGATTATTTGTAGTCTCAAATCCTGATGTATTTGTTGCAGCTCTATTTCCCGTTGGGTTTGCAGCTCCTGCATTCCAAGTAAATGTTTTACCATTAGCAATCGTTGCAACCAATACTTCACCAAAATTACTTAATGACCAAAGCCCTGGTTCAAGAGTTACAGTCGATGCCTGCACAGCACTACCAAACCCTGTAAAATCAGTTGCGTTTTGAGTTACAGAACCATCGCTATGTGCTTGTCCGTTTGATGTACCAGCGGTTGCTGTTCCGTTTGTGCCTCTAGTGATACCTAAAAAATTAGTAGCATTTGTTGATGTATATGTAATTAATTCGTTATCTATTAAAATTGTTCCTGCACTAGGAAAACCAGTTGTAGAAACTACAGTAATCGCGGTCCCCGATCCACCAGTACCAGCAGTATCTGCTAGTAATGCTCCGTTTAAAGTTGTTTGGGAAACACCAGTAATTGTACCACCATAATTTCCAATACCAAAACCATAACCATAAGATTGTGCTGCAGGACCTACTACTTCATAAGGAGTAATAGTTACTGATCCACCACTAGATGCTGAACCTGCAGTTGCTGCTTGTATAGTTAAAGTTTTAGAAGTTGGAGCAGATAATACTTGAAAGTTAATATTATCAAAAGTTGCCGTGGTAACACCAGTGGTACCACCAGGTAAAGTTGTAGAACTTAATCTTATTATATCTCCAACAGCAATTCCATGATCTGCTGAAGTTGTTAAAGTTACAGTAGTCGTGCCATTAAAAGTAAAAGTAGCACCTGTAATTGAAGTAGCAAGAGGAGTTATATCAAATAACTGTCCCTCAAAATATAAAAGTAAAAACTTATCTGTGCCAATAGCCACATATCTATTACCGTCAGTGTCAACAAAAGCATGTTGTTTTCTAGCAACACCTACAATAGTATCTGTTAGAAGAGATTGCCAACCACCAACTTTTTCTGGTAGGCCATATCTAAATCGTACATTGTCTGAATCTACCCAACGACCTTCTGCTCCAACTGATGTATCTTGTTTATCTATTCCAGGAGCAAACTTAATTTTCGTAAGCGGCATTTTTTACTCCTATGATGTTACGTTGTATACGTATTGCCAACCTTTGGTTGCGTTTGTGTATCTTAACTTAATCGATTGATTATTAGTAATTAATTCTAAATTAGATGCAGCACCTCTTATAGGTTGACCATTTCTGTTTATAGTTACTTTGTTGGTTGCAAAACCTCCGCTTGGAGACACATCCATAATACTAACTTCGTCACCCATAGCAGGCGATGCTGGTAGGGTAATTGTAACTTCTGCTGCTTGTGTATCTATTAATAGATTGTCACCAGCCACTGCAGTATAAGCTGTAATCGAACTAGATGTGATTGCAAAGTTACCTTTTTGTAAAATATCTAATCTTGCATCTGTGCCATTCGAGTGAATTAACATTGTTGATCCAACAGGTACAGCTATGGGATTTGACGATCCTGCAGTTTTAATACTTAATGTGTATTTGTTTGCTGTAGTTCTATCTGTAGCATCTTGAATGACATACATTCTTGTTGCCGTACCACCTGTTGTTGATGCAGGTATAATTAAACTAATGTTAGCTGTCATTGTACCTGTTAGTCTTAAATATGCATTTTTACCATTTGATGTTGCACCATCCGATAAAAGTAAAGTAACATCTGAACCAGATGTCATAGCAACATCAACTACGCCTGTCGCTGATTGTTGTAATATTTGTAAATTAGTATTTGTAATTGTTCCCCATAGACCAGCTTTTTCACCGGTTGCTACAAGTTCTAATGCTAAGTCTGTTGAAAATGTTGATGCCATATATTATCCGTACGGTTTAATTGGTGTCCAAACCATTGTTGCTCCTGGTACAATTTCATTCCACGTTATAATTCCCGGTTCGCCCGTTCCTAAAGTCATGGCAGTAGCCGGTGCTGATATATTCGCAGTTCCAACAATACTAACAGATCCACTACTTATAATCAAGTTGTTTCCAGATGCTGTAACATTCGCATCTGCTGATACTGTAACGTTACCCGTTCCTAAAACTAATGGTGTTTTAGGTGCTTCAAGATTTGCAATGCCTACAATTGTTACGGTTCCGATACCAAGTGTAAATGGATTACCCGTAGCAATTTCTGTAACTGCATCAGCCGCAATATTAGGACTACCTATACTAGCAACTAAATTATTTCCTGCAACTGTAATAGTTACTGTGTTATCTGCTCCTACTTGAGATATAGGAAATTGTGATATTGCGTCAAAACCTAAATTCATAAATGTCCTTAAAAGGAGACAGGGGGTATGTGGTGGTGCCCTGCCTCCATCTAAGAATTATATCATCGTTTAAACCAAGAAGGAAGACCTAAATGTGGACGCTTGTCGAACATATTATCTTTAGCTCCCGGTGTCTTACGATTGTTATAATGCAGAAAAACCTGTACACATTCTTGTCCTTTGAATTTTTCTCTCCAATGTTCTAACTCTACACCTCTATAAACCAACATGTCACCTGGATTTAAATCAACTTTTACTCCTTTTGCGTTACTAGATGCTGTAATATTTTTTCCATTAGGCGCACCTACATTTTCATTTGGACTAAGATATATTGACCAATTATCACCACCTAAATTCATAGTGGTTGATATTTCACAACTAAATCTATCTTTATGTCTTTTTAATTCATCACCTTTTTTATAAATTCTTGCATAAGTATATGCAGGATATAATTTTAATCCTGTGGCTTTTTCCATACCTGGTTGACATTTAAGTAATAAAGTTTCCATGGCCATGTTTGCATATTGAGAATAAGTGTTTGGAATTTGTTCATCTTCATCTTCATAATGTCCAAGTATGTTTTCAAATGGAGAAAAATATCTTGCTTGTCTACAAGTATCATAAACTTGTTTTTGCATCAGAAAATAATTTGCAATAAAAGCAGCAAGATCTTTTGATATCGCTTGACGAATAACTGTATATTTATTTTTTTTAAAGGACATCTTTAGCCATTTCTTTTGGCACTGCTTGTATATTCCAATGTATGAATCTAAAAGGTTCAATACCAAAATCTACTGCATACTCATGCTCTAAATAACCTGGAAATATAATTAACGTGCCTGGTTTTGGACGTAAATGAAATTGTTCGTGACCTGTCCACACACCTTTTAAATTTTGTTTCATTTTTAATTTTGTTGTTCTTGCGCCCGTCTTTGGTTCGTGAAAGATTGGGTATGATGTTTTATCACTACATTTTAAAAAATAAAAACCTGATACGTGTTGATTCCAATGTATGTGTGCTGAGTGATGACCACCACCTTTTTTTGCAAACTCTTGTACCCATAGCTCACTAAACATAGTTGTGTATTGTGACATATCATAACCTTGGTGATCTAAATACTCCCAAGACTTTTGTCCCACATAATTTCTAAAATCTAAAAAATCATTGTCAGCTGTAAGAGGCGTTGAATGATATGATCTCCCAAAGTCACCATATTTTTTTATATATTCTTTTTCTCTCTTACGAGCATCAGCAATATATTTATTACTTGCTTTGTTTAAAGATTTTACAAACTCTGGTTTTTCTTCTGACCAAATAATTGTATTAAAATAACTGTTAATCTGCATGTTTATTTATATTGAAAGCAAACGTTGTTCTTTCATACCTTTCCTTTTGTTTGTTAACTTTATGTTTTAATAAAGATGGAAACATTATCATATCTCCTTTTTTTCCTATAAAACTAAAATTTTCTTCAGAAAAAATAGTTGCATCTTTTTTATTATTTAAAAAAATTACCCCTGATAAAAATCCACCATGATTGTGTTTAGGATTACTATTACCTTCATAAGAATAATTTATCCACACATCATAACCATCAAAATGTCCATTCCATTTTCTTAAAAAAAACTGTCTATGGTTTTTTTGTGTTACAATACCACACAATCTCATAATATAAGCAAGCCAATAAGAATCTTCTATTAATCTAGAAGGTATTGAAACTTGATAATTATTTGTTTTAGAACCTATATTTTCATGTAGTTTTAAAAAAGAAAGAGGATGTTTTTTTATTTTATCACATTCTTTTTTCCAACCAGATATTTCTTTTAATATTTCTTTTGGAAGCTTAGTATAAATTATATTTGTAGATATTTTTTTATATTTTATCATTTAAATGGTTTTCCTAAATGCCAAACAACAAGACTATATCTTGTGCCAGCAGTTACTGGTTTAACTCTATGCCACACAAAACTAGGAAATACAATAATAGATCCTTTAGGTAATATTTCTTTACATTGTATTCTATGTTTTGATTCATCTCTCATGTGTGGATCATAATTTCTAAAATCAAATTCTAGTTCACCACCTTTATATTCTGAACCATCAGTTAATTGACAAGTCATAGATAGTTTTCTAATTTTACCTTTTTCAGGTCCTTCGTGTTCATAAGGCTTATCCCAACTATCACAATGCCAATCATAGTATTGATTTAATTTATATTTTGTAAACTGACAAGATTCTGATCTATCCCAATCAAAATTCCAACCAGCCATTTCATTTGCTTTATAAACATAAGGATGTAACTCTTTATATATCCAACTATCATTTAACCATACTAAATCAGACTTTCTTTTTATTTGTAAATTTTTAACTTCTTCTTTATTTAATTCTTTATTACCAAAATCACCAGTTCTTGCCATAACTTCTTCTTTTGAATTAGCATATTGTATTACTTCGTCACAAAATTTAGGTGTTAATACACCACTAAAATACCAATAGTAATTAGATATATTCATAAGTTATTGTTTGTACAAAATTTAAATTATTTTTTTGATTATTAGTTAAATAATACATGCAAATTGATGGGAACATGATAAATTTATTATTCTCTAATGGTATATCCCAAGATCTGCCTTTACGTCTATTGTCTTCGTAATGTATTCGAACATTACAATTTTTTACATTAACTCCATAAAGAAATGTATAATCTGGTGAGTTTCGTAAATCCACTGGATCTATATTTAATAATGGTATTGTAGTCTCTTGAGGCTTATACATATTGCCCCACGTTTCTTTGTTAACTAAAGTAAAACCATACTCAAGACCAATGTGATCTCGCATATATGTGTTTAACATATCAAATGTTCGTGAAAATGGAAAAGGTGAATTTGTAACTTGTGATTTTAAAATGTCGTTTTGTAATTTATCTCGGTCAATGTCCCAATCTTTAGGCATTGCCACGTCACCAAAATATATAGCTTGCTCTGTTAATACTTTCTTATGCATACCACATACCTTTGTAATTTATGCCATTGAATCTGTCAAGTCCCAAGATTGATTAGCTTCATTCCAGATGTAAAACCAAGAATGAGTATCAGCTGTATTTTGTGATACTTGTTCTTCTGTTAACGCAGGAGCATCACCGATTGGTGATTTCCAAGATGCAGTTGTAGTATCTTTTACCCAAGATGCATAAGGTGATTTAGGCCAAAAGATATTATTATCTTCGTCCCAAGTATAACCTATACCTGCGTAATTTCCTCTAAATGCTTTTGTTTGATCTGCGGATTCATTACCGTCAGTGCCATAATGTTTGCCGCCTCTAGTATTGTAAGATGTTTGAATCCACATTTGTGCAGGCCAGTTGTTATGTGTTTCTAACCACTGTTGACCTACTGTTTCATCTTCAACACCATCAGCATTTAACATGTTATCATTATCCATAGTTAACACTTGAATAACTTTACTGTTAGCTCCTAGTTTTGCAAAATGTGCCATAATGTTTCTCCTTATATATTAATTTTAATTACCATTCAACTATTGAAATTTATACCTTATTACCACTACACCTGAGCCGCCACCGCCACCTGTTCCACCAGGAGCACAACCTGCTCCACCTCCACCACCACCAAGATTATCAGTTCCTGATGTAGCAGTTCCTGGAGAAGATTTTCCTGCTCCACCGCCACCTGTTCCACCACTTCCATGTCCTCCGCCACCGGATCCTCCGCCACCACCAGCGTAAGCTACAGGAGAACCTGATACATGTGTTGTTGCACCATTTCCACCATATCCACCTGTTGCACCTGAACCACCTTGACCAGCTTGAGTAGCTCCACCGCCACCGCCAGCACCTGATCCGTTTGAACCACATCCTGAACCTGTTCCACCGTTATTACCTTGTGGTGGACTTACTGGAGGTGTGTTACCAGATCCTCCACCGTTACCAGATCCTCCACCCCAACCAGATCCTCCACCACCAGACCCACCATCATTACCTATGTTTAAAGATGAACTACAACCGTTTCCTCCTCCACCGCCACCTGCAGTAGAAGTTATAGTTGAAAAAACTGAAGGATTTCCATTTCCACCTTCAGCTTGTGATTGAGTAGAACCACTTCCTGCAGTTCCTCCACCGCCTACTGTTATTGGATACGCTTGTGCTGAAACTGTAAGACCAGCAGGGGCTACTAAAGGTGATGCTGTATAAGGAGTCACAGGATTTGTTCTTCCTTCTCTAAAACCACCAGCTCCACCACCTGATCCATTTTCAAAGTTACCTGGATTTACTTTACCGCCACCACCAGCTCCTCCTGCTACAACTAAATATCCCACCGCATTATTTGCCGGTGTTCCAGAAACTGCAGATACACAAAACGTTCCTGGTCCTGTAAAAGTATGAATTTTGCAATTACCAGATGTTGTAATAGTTCCACCAGTTGCTGTTACGAAACTAGCTCCGCCTGCTGTAAATTCATTTTCGTGTACAGTTTTCCAACCAACTGTTCCATCAACATAAATAAAAGTTAAACCTTGGCCTTCTGTAGAAATTACTAAATCACCATCAGCAACACCACCATTTATTTTCTGTCCACTTGCAGGTGTAATTGTAAAATTATTTGTATCAAAAGTTTTATTATAATCTTGTATTGAAACTATTGAACCTGCAGAACCAGATGGCATAGTCATTGTTATAGCGTTGCTTGTGGTGTCTACAAAATAACCTTCGCCATTTGCTGCAGTAAAAGTCGCTGCTGTTTTAGGAGTTGTTTGCCAATTAACAGTTCCTGTTCTACCAAAACCTGTTTGTGATGCGCCACTAGCAAGTGATATTGTATCTCCTGAAGCACCTAAAGTTATTGTAGTTCCTGACTGACTAATGATTACTCCGCCGTCAGCCGCTTTTAAACTGTCTGATCTTAAATCACCTGTAACTGTAACTGTGTCTCCACTATCTCCTAATTGTGTAGTTCCACAATCTGTTCTCGGTGTTATTTTATTTACTTTTACTTCACTCATAATTTACCTATTGAAATTTGTACCTTATTACTACTATACCTGAACCACCATTTCCACCACCTGCATTACTAGATCCACCGCCAGCTCCTCCAGCTCCACTACCTGTATTAACAGTACCACTTCCCCCTGTTGAACAAGATCCTCCTGGACTTCCTTGTCCACCACCACCTGGACCTCCAGATCCTCCTGAACCTGTTGTTCCACCACCGCCACCACCAGCTCTTGTTACGGCAGATGCTGTAATTGAAGTTGCTACTCCATTACCACCAACTCCTCCTGGACCAGCTCCACCACCACTTGCAACTCCACCTCCGCCACCACCGCCAGATGGGTGTCCACTACCACCACCATTTCCTTGAGCTGGACTTACGGGTGGTGTATTACCACAACCTGCAGAACTAGGAAGATTTCCAGTAGCTCCTGCTCCTCCTCCAGATCCACCATTATCACCGTCTTGTCCTTCGTTAGCTCCACCTCCACCGCCACCAGTAGAAGTTACTGTTGAAAAAACTGAATTACTACCAATTTCTCCCGCTCCTCCAGTTCCACCACCACCTACTGTTATTGGATATGCTTGGGCTGTAACTGTAACCGCTGTTCCACCAGGATTACCATTTTTAGGTGAAGCACTATAACAATCTGCAGGACCTTTGTATTCTCTAAAACCTCCAGCTCCTCCTCCGCCACCACCATTTCTTGCAGGACCATTTTGACTATTTCCACCTGCTCCACCTCCAGCAATTACTAAATATGAAACTGTATTTTCAGCAGCTGTGCAAGAAACTTTACAAACAGTAAAAGTTCCAGGACCAGTAAAAGTATGAATTTTAAAATTACCACTTGTTGTTTCTGTTCCACCTGAAGCTATCATAAAAGCATTTCCTACAAGATTAGATGTTGAATCTTGTACAGTTTTCCAACCTTCAGTATCATCTACATAAACAAAAGTTACTGATTGACCTTCTGTTGTTAAAAAAGCACTTGCTGCAACACCACCTATTTTTTGTGAACCATTAGGTGAAATTGTTAGTTGATTTGTTTGAAAAGTATTTGTGTAGTCAACAACAGAAACAATGCTACCTGCAGTTCCTGCTGGTAAGTTCATTGTAAATTCTCCACCAGATGTATCTGCAAAATAACCTTCTCCGTTAGCTGCTGTAAAAGTTGCTGTTTTAATTGACCCTGTTTGCCAATCAACAGTTCCTGTTCTACCAAAACCTGATTGAGATGCTCCACTTGCTAAAGTTACTGTATCTCCTGATGCACCTAATGTAATTGTAGTACCAGACTGATTTACAATATTTCCACCATCAGATGCTTGTAATGCATTTGATTTTACAATATTACCTGCAACGGCAACTGTATCACCAGAAGCACCAACTGTAATTACATCACCACTTTCGTTGATAATGTTATTATCATTTTGATCTGATAT